TTTTGTCGATTGAGGCTGCATCGTTGGTGCCGTTGCCCAGAGTTCCGCTTCCGCTCAAATGAAAGTTTTGATAAATCGTGGCGACACTTCCAAACATTATTTGGACATACTCATGCCCGTTTGGTTTGACGTAAAAAATGCCAGTATAACTGCCAGCCCCAGCACTTATTGGGTGGTAAATCGCCTTTTTGCCCGAGCCAGTCAGACCCTCAATTTGTGCTGCGGTTGTCGTGCCGTCTGGAGCAGCGGTCGCGTTGCTTGTGATTGTTGTATACGGGGAACTGCCTTGACTCCAGCTACCCAAATCTGCGCTTTGGCTTATTAGGTTTTCAGAGTTGAGGCTTTTCTCATTGGATAGGTAGGTCCCCGTGCTGGAACGACTGTAGGATATGCGCGAGTCGAGCTTGCCCGAATTCGCGAAGTCTAGGTTCAATTTGGGGCGTTGAGTGGGAAATGAATTTGAATAGGACATATGCTTTATGCGTTAGTGTGGTACGTAAAAGAGATATAAAATTCGTCGTTCGCTTCTGGCGTGTGCCGCACTTGGACGTAGTCGTTCCCCTCGGAAAATGTGGCGTAACCAGCGGTGTATGTTCCAGCGGAACTGTCAATTATACCAACGCTCGCAAAACCGTTTCCGCTTGAGTTTCCAAAATCGCCAACTACATACGGAAGCGTGAATCGCATTTGATTGGTAGCACTGGTTGTCTGCACCATTAAGCGCCCAGTGACGCTGACAACTGGACCGTTTTTCACGCAATGAAGCGTAGCATTGTTTGCGTAAAAATTCACTGCCACTCCACCAGCGTCTGTCCCAACGGAAGTATGCTCACTAACTATACAATCGTTTTCTCGGAATGCGCCACTCCCCAAGAATCCACAGAGCGGAATTTCGTTTGCACTAGTGCCGATATTTCCTATCTCCAAATTTGTCTTTGCAGTGTCCTTGCTGGCTACATCATCAAGGTTATTAGCCGCGAGCAAATCCCCAAGGCCACCGTTGCTCGTGATTCCAAGGGTGCTTCTTATTGCACTTTTTTCAGATTCTTGGACGGGTTCATTCTCTAGAAAACGGGTTAAGCGTGCTTTCACTCGCTTTGCGTTTCCTGCCTCATCGAAAATTAATAGACGTTCTGTTGGCACCGTATCAAATAAGTTAAGTTCAAAGTTGAGGGCAGAAAGGAGAGTGTTCTGTCTCCATATTTGTCACTAGACAACTAGAGCCCTATATATAGGTTCTGCAAAGTGTTTCACTGCCACCTTGATGGTGAGTCTGTAGTGGGTGCTGCAGTGCCTCCACTCCTTCTGACTCCAGGACTTGCTTTGACCACTACTCCCCTGGGAGACTGGTTTATCAACGTGCCTGCACTCTTGCGTGGTTGCAGTGACTCCACTGCCTCCTGCAGTTCCTTGATGGCCTGCAGGACTCCTGAAACTGTGAATTGACGTAGTTTGCTCAGTCTCATAAATCACCCATAGACGTTGTGCAGCAGTGTGCTTTTTTCGCCTAGTTCATAGTTGGTCCACTCCTGCACCAGCTCCACTTTCCCTCCATGCACATCACTGAGCAGTGGTGCCTCTTTCAGCCAGTAACTGCTGCTAAAGACTGCATTCAAATCACCTAGCATGGTGTGCCTGGTGACTGATGGAATAGCGGTGGCAAAGATGTAGTTAGATAGAGCCGCAGTGGTCCACTGTTTGCCTACTTGCTCATGCGCCACCTGTGTGCTCGTGTTACCTGGCAGGATGCGAATATTACGCAGCACATAGCGTGTGTGCTCATCTGTGTCCTTGCCGTTAAGGAGCAGGTTGACCAGGTTGAGTGCTTTCTGCTTTTGGCTACCTACAAGACCTGTATAAGCACTACCACCGTTCCACTCTTTGAGCTTAGTGTGCAGATTCACTTTTGATTCATCAGTGTTTCCTGCTTCAATGTTTGCTTGAACCTCTGAAAGATAAGCGTCCACTGCTGCCCTGATTCGGTACTTGGTGCCTCTGTAATTTGGTGAAGCTAAATAAGCGGTTTCGTTCTGTACGTCTGTGTTGCCTGGTTGCACATAAACAATCAGGCTATCATCCAGGTCATCAAAATACGGGTCTTCCCATACATTCCTCTGCACCTTGCTGGGTTTCAACTCCCACATGTCACTCTCAGGTGTATTAGCAGTGGTGCTGGCAGACTCGTTGTCAATGGCTGCAAAAGTCACCTGCATGGTGCCATAGCCACCTGCCTCCTGGTTCACATCTATCCTGGAGGAATTGCCTACATATGCAGTGTTGTTTCTGGCAAGTTCAATGTTTGCCCAGGTCCCCTTGTAGCTGTAGGTGGATTCCCACCCATTGGACTGTGACCAGTTCCTTTGGATACCCTCTAGACTGACTGCTGCTGTTCCTCTGAATTGGGTTGTCATTTTGCCATTTTCTTGACTGCATCAGCAGTTTCTTTGAGTGCCTTGTTGTTTTCCTTTTCGCGCAGTTCAGCAGTGAGTTTCTCCCTAAGTTCCTTGCCTGACCTGTCACCCATTTTGTTCATCAGGTATCCACTCCCTATTCCAAACATGTATGGATTGTCCAAAAGTTGCTCAATGGAGCTTTGGCCTATGGCAAAAGTCTTTAGCATATACCTCTCCCCTAGTCTTAACCCTGCGTTAATGTCATCATATGCACCTGCTATGTCCTGCACTTGACCTGCACTGTATGCTGCTTTCTGGCTGCTGATGTTGCTAAAATCTCCTCGTTGCATGAAGGGCATGAGTTCTGCACCTGGGTCACTCATTAAATCGTCCATGTCTGCAAGTATCTGGGACATGCTTTGGCTGCTACTACTGACTGCTCTTGAAAGTGCTTGAAACATTTCAACGGGTGCCATCTCTCCCAGGTCTTCAAGCTGGAATCCGTAGCGTTCAAATACTTCCATCCAAGTCTTGCTCCCGTTGACTGCCTCCCTCTGCTTGACCGTTAAGTCCTTGACCGCATCGTAAAGCCTGTCCACCGGCACACGTGCTTTTGCTGCTGCTGCTGCCATCTTCTGGTAGGTCTGCGTGTCTGTGTCATAGCGCATGGAGGAATCACGTATGTCTGCTGCCTTTTCATACATGGACACAAACCCTGAAAGCACACGTTCCACTGCAAACATGGACGCTACTCTGCCCTGCAGGTCTCTTCCAATCTGTGAGCCAAAGCTCTTGCTTGAGCTTTTCATTTTGTTGATACCTCTGGACCAGTCCTTGGTATCAAGTGCTACTTTTGCAAATAGATTCATGCGACCTTTCTTCTGCTCTGCGTTTTAATTCCTCGAGACCATGTTCCAGCTCTCCTGCAATGATGCGAGCTCCACCCATCTGCTCGTTGAATGCGAGTATATCCCAGACCAGTTGCAAAAATGGTGCATCCATGATGGTGTCTGGACTGTAGTTGAGCTTTGAAATTGCCACTGTCCTCATTACTTGCAGTGAGGGTGCTCCACGCTTTGCTCCACCACCAGAACCACTGCCATCCTTGGTCATCAGCTCAGGTGTCTTGAGTGACTGGTGCATGTATGCAATTGCTTGAGAGTATGCTTTTGCTTTGTCCCTGGGCAGTGGCTTGTGCTTGTAAAGCCATTGACCCACTGGGCTCAAATAAAAACCTATCCATCTGCATGCCGCTTTAAATGGTCTGCTGCATATACCAATGAAAGCCCAGTAGTCCACTGGGTCCAGGACTTCCTCCAGGTCAATGCGCTCCATGAGCACTACATGTCCATAGGTAAGAGGCAGGAGCTTATGGTCTCCCACCTCTACTGGACCTGGCACTGCTACCTCTGACCATTCACAGCTCATCAGTCAGTAGTGGTGTCATTGCCACCATGGGCAACAGATAGATATTCAATGGCACTGATGGTCCACTCTGCATAGTTTCCGCTTGAACGTGTTTTCTCTGCACTTTGAATTGTGTAATTTCCAAGACCTGCAGTTTGAGTTGCCAAATTATTTTCTGAGATTGGTGGAGCAGGCTCAGAGTTCACTTCACTCCAATCTGCATAATTTACATTCAAACGCATGCCAGCACTAAAGGGTGCTGCAAACATTGAATTGGCTTTTGCTATGGTACTGGTAATGCCTACAGGAAATGAGCTTGGGTGATTGTTGCTTAATATAACTCCAGTGAGGTTGAGTGTTTTTCTCTGATTATATGTGCAATGACTAATCACTTCACCAAGCATGTCAGTTGCCTGGTTGGTGTCTGCTTCATAGCTGACCCTGACCTCGCTTGCATACATTTCCCCTTTGAACTTTGTCACATCACTACCTGTAGAGTCATCAATGATTTCAATAGAGATAACTCCAGTGGGATTGTTGCTGCTCTTGTCTATTGACCCATAAGTGATGGGTGTTCCTGTTATGGTTTTTGCCATCTATTAATCTGCGCTGGTGTCATTACTGGCATGCACTACGTTCAAATATTCAATGGCACTAATAGTCCACTCTGCGTAGTTGCCGCTTGAGCGTGTCTTTTCTGCGCTTGTGATGGTGTAATTTCCGAGACCACCAGTGGCAGGTGTTGCAGAGTTATTTTGTGAGGTTGGTGCCGTAGGTGTGGAGTGCACTTCCAGCCATTCCGCGTAGTTGACTCTCAAACGCATGCCAGCACTGAAGGGTGCAGCAAACATTAAGTTGGCTTTTGCTATGTTGTTGTCTGCGCCAGAAGGCACAGAGTTCCCATCTGCATTGCTCAGAATGACTCCAGTGAGGTTGAGTGTCTTGCGCTGATTGTATGTGCAATGACTGATGACTTCACCAAAACTGTCTGATGCCTGAACACTGTCTGCATCATAACCAAGTTTGACCTCACTTGCATACATCTCACCCTTAAACCTGGTGACAGCACTGCTGCCAGAGTCATCGACAATTTCAATGGAGATAACTCCAGTTGGATTGTTGCTTGTCTTGTCTATTGACCCGTATGTGATGGGTGTTCCTCGTGATTGTTTTGCCATGATTTTCTTGTTCTAATTGAATGAATTTAAAAGTCTCCCAGAGCAGCCGCAAAAGTGACTGTAAACATTTCGCTCACCACCATGTCCTGCAGCTCTCTGTCTGGACCTGACTGTTCTTGTTTGCCGAAGTAGTGAAAAGAGTCTCCAGCCTGGTTAATACCTGGCAGCAGTTCTGAGCCTAGTGCTGTGTCTATTTCTGAGACCGTTGCCTCATGCACATCAAGTGCTCCAGGTGCACCTTCCTCGTCAATCTGACTCTGCACCATAATCTGCATTTGAATGTCCATGTTCGAACTGTCAGGAGGATTCTCCTGAGCACTCACAAATGATACCACTACACAAGGCATGCTCTTGACCTCATCACGTAGTCCTACCAGCACAGGCACTCCTACCTTGCCTTGAAGATAGGCCGCCATGGCAGCCTCTGATTGGTTGCGGTAGCTCATCGTTTTTTGGTGCCTTTCCAGTCCTGTCTGATTTTGCGTTTCAAGTAGACCAACATGTCACGTGTCTCTGCCCTGACTGCCTTCTTTAGCCCTATCTTTGCTGCTGGCACCTTGTCACTCCAAGGCACTCCATGTGTGACCCGTGCCTCTGGGCTAATCATCAGAGAGGACCGTGCTGGTTTGCCTTTTCCCAGTAGTCTGAATCCGCTTGAGTTCTTTGGCCTTGGCTTTGATTTCTTTAGGTAAGGACGAATATCGTCTGCAGCACCCAACCATCCTGCCCTCATAAAACCTATCCCTCTGTTTTTGCTTTTTAAGTTAATGTCTACCTGAGCCTGCATTGCCTCTCCCGTGAGACCTTTCTCTCCACGCTTGCCTCTTGCGTAGTTAATCAGGATGGCAGCCAGTGGTGCTTTCTTGCGTCTGGTGCGTGGTCCAGTGCCTTTTTTCTTCCTGCGTTTGCGTGGAGGTGGTTGGACCTTGGCACCCTTTTTGAGTTCCTTTGTAATGCTTGAGAAACTTGCTGCTTTGGTGAACTTCTTTCTTCCACTGCTTGCATTGAGGGCAATATTGAAAGCACGTTTATTGCACTCATCCGCAAAAGTCTTTTTGGATACCTGCAAGTATTTTCTAAGCACCTTGCTGAACCTCTCTTGGTCTATGTTGATGCTTGCCTTAACCATGCTTTTTTAAGAGTCCAAGTTCAAAAGCACCGTCTGAGGTGACCACAGATTCGACCCGAAACTTTTTGCCGCCACGTGTAAGGGTGGCACCCACGATAGGTCTCATGTTAAGGTCTGACCATTGCTGCCTGGAGGATGTCAACGTCACATCAAATCCCTCTAGCATGCCACCCTCCTCAAGTTCCTTTGAGTCTGTCCTTGATGATTCCACTACCCTGATGATTGAACCGTTATAGTTGCACACTGAACCCACCAATGACTCAAGCTCCACTTGTTGCTCATGAGATAACCTGCTGGTCAAGTGTCCCTGGTCAATGGTCTCTGTGCTGCTGATGGTTCCATAGGTTCCTGTGCCAGGTGCCAGGTTAAAGTAATCTGTTCTTGTAGTGCCGTTGCCTCCTGGAACTGATAGTGTCACAGTGCTCAAGTCGCTTGTATTGCCACCACCACTGCCCTGCACTGTATATGCAGTTGCTCCATACTGAGCCGAGTCTGCAGTCACTCTCAGGACCACCTGTGAGGTGGTGGAGTAGACAGGCACACTGGCAGGGTCAATGGCAGCAAAGGTGGTAGGTGCTGATGCACTTGCCACCTCATAGAGCCACCCTGAGCGAAGTTGTTTGAGCGTAATTGACATTGAATCTAGTGGTCAGCACCCAGGCAGTGTGGTCTGCCTGGATGCCGTGTAACCAACCAACAACTATGCCTTTTTGCGTGAAGATTTTTTGGCAGGTTTTTCTGCTGCCGTTGGAAGTTTAGCTCGCTTCCAGAAAGGTGGTTTCCGATAGACCATAACGTCTGTGTATTTGCCGCTTGGGTTTGCTCGCTCAGAGACAAATGCCTGCTTGCAGAGGTCTGCGTCTCCTACCTCCAAAACTTGTGAAGTGCCGTCTGGCAAGATGCCAATGGTGATGCTGGGTTTCTGAATCATTTCTTTTTTCTTTGGGTTAATTTAAGTGGTTATCCTTACGCCACAGGTTGAATTCCCCACACTGACTCCATAAAGTATGGAGACTGTAAGGTAGGTCTTGCCCTGGGTTGGGTTATAAAATTTTCTAAACTGCAAGGGGAGCCCACAGGAATGGACCGCCTGCAGCACCTCTACATGTGGTGCTGTGGTTGGTTCTGCTACGTGTCTTGCTGCTATGCAGAGAGCAGAAGGATGGCAGGCAAAGCCACGCAGATTGTTGGTTGTTGGTATGTCCTGGTATTCCACCACATTGAGCCCATGCATGATGCCAAGCTCTCCATCCAGTATTGGCTGCCTGTCTCCGTAGTGGTCTGCGTAGAATGCAGAGTCTTTTGACAAGGTGGCTGCATATTCAGGAGTGAGCATGATGCTCCTCAGACTCCTTGGCGCTTTGGCATCACTGAGTATTTTTTGAGCATCTGCCAGGTGGTCTGTGTCTATGTTTGAACTGGATACAGAGATGCTTTGGGAAAAGGATGTGGGATTGATGAGCCCAAGCAAATCAGAAGCAAAAGCTGTGATGGTTGCCTCAATGGCAGGTGCGGTGAAGATGTTAAAAACAAAGTCTGCAGACTTGGCTTGTGAAACCTGGTAATCGGTCAATGCACATGAGAAGCCCTTGAGCATGTTAAGCTCAATCTCTACTGCACTGCTGCTCAGATTACCTGCAGTGTAACCACTGGATAAATCCTGAGCAGAAAGTGCTGCAGGGACTCGTGTGACAACTTTCTCACCATGCTGTCTTGTTGCGTCCGCAAAATTGCGAGCGAACATTTCAAACATAGGTGTAAAGTTGCCCAGATGGTCAAGCGTCTGGCTTGCCACATCCGTTAAGTTGAGTCCCTGCAGCGTGTTCATATTTCAGGTCTAGCTAGACTTGATGCGCTCGAGACAGGCGGAATTCCCCACACTAGCTCCATAGAGGCAAGCCACTGATACCATGTGCTTTCCAAGAGTTGCATCGTACCAGCTTCTAAGCTGTAATGGTACTCCAGAAAATTCATCTCTGAGATTTTCTATCTGCACATTTGAGTCAGCAGGAGCGGCAGGGAAACGTGCTGCAATTGCTACGGCAGACGGGTGCAAGGCAAAGCCCTGAAGGTTCTCAGATGTCGTGGTTGAGGATGCGCCATTGATGGCACCTGTGTATTCAAACAGGTCCATGCCGTGAACTCTGTCTCCAGAATATTCCCGTATTGCTTCAGTCCCACCATAGGTATTTGCTTGCCCGACAATAGAATCCTTCATGATAGAACTATAATATGACGGGTTAAGTATAACCGACCTCTGCGTTCTTGGGGCCTTTCTTGTGCTCAGACTTCCAGAAATCGTGGCAATATCATCTGAATCGAATGCACTTGCAGTCACCGTGGTGCTGTTGCTGTAATTCGAATTTATGACCAGGCTCACAATTGATGTGAAGATTGAATCCAGCACAGTCTCCATGGCTGGTTGCAAAAATACGCTAGTCAACCACTGCACATCTCCTGCAGCACGACTGACCTCATAATCACTGAAGCCCATGGAGAATCCTTTCAGCGAAGATAAATTGACGGTTATCGCGCTAGAAGAAATATCACTGGCAGCATAGCCACCAGAAAGGTCTTGTGCAGTGAGTGCGGATGCCACACGTGTGACAACAGATTCGCCAGACCCAGAAGGGTCTCCAGTAAAGTCCCGAGAGACTGCGGTGAGTGGTGCAAAAGTCTGCCCCAAGAAATCATTCGATAACTCAGCCAATGCGCTGAGATTGATGCCGTTTAAGGTATTGCTCATTGAATATTACTTTCTGTTTTTAAGCCTGTAAGGGCTTGATGTGTGTTAGGTAATAAGCCCGTTTTTCCTCCCGAGACCCGAGGGTCTGGTAGTGCTCCCAGTGTGCTGCCACACTGAGCTCTTCTTTGGGCTCAGTTTCAATTGCTTCCTCAACCGGTTCTGTCACACCAATGCTGGCAGCAATGTCTGCGGCCTGCTCTGCGGATGACTGCTTTTCCTGCTCAAGCAAATTGTTTGCCTCTTCAAGCAAGGATACCTTGCTCTCCAAAGCTGAAATCTCTTCTGAATGCTCTGCGCCTAGCTTGGCGTTTTCCTCTGCACTCTGTGCTGCCTGGGCTTCTAACTGCTCAGACAAATCTTTGTTGCGTTGGGTTGACTCATCGAGCTTGCTGGACAAGCTGTTGAGTTCCGTATTGGCTTTGACCAAATCAAGTATTGTTTTCATATTGGGTTGTTCTAAAAATTGGCTAAAAGAGTGATTACATCCTCCAGGCTATCCACCGTTCCATCTGCCAGTCCTGCAGAAACTGCTTCCAGACCTTCATAGGTGAGTCCCGTCATTGAGCTCTCAGGTGCTGTGCGTTTTATGGATACATCTGATTTAAATCGTTCATGCCACTTGGTGACATTTGCCTGGAGTCTTTCCCTGGTCTCATCTGACATGGGCTTGAAATCTGCGGTGTCCAGTTTGTTGTCTCCTGCAAAGATGGCATTGACCTTGAATCCCTGTTGAGCCAGGTGCTCTGATTGGTCAAGCAGTGCAATGTATACTCCTATGCTTCCAATCTCTGCGCTTTGTGAGAGCAGCACTGAGTCCGCACATGAGGCAATCCAGCATGCAGCCGAGCAGGCCATGGTGTCTGTGTAAGCCACCAATGGCTTTGAGACTGTCCTGAGTTTCTCTGCCAGTTCTGGCAGTCCTGTGATGGTTCCTCCTGGAGAGCTTATGTGCAGCAGTATGGTGGCAACATTAGGAGATGCCTCTGCTTCCTGAACCTGCGCCCATATGTCATCGTAATCAGTCATCCCCATCATCTTTTCAAATGGCGAGAGACCTTTGCCGAGCACTCCATGAATGTGCACGATGCCTACACCATCGACCTCCTGTGGTGCAGGAGATGTCATGTATTCATCATCATCCCCGTATGCTTCCATTGATGCCTGCAAGGCACTGTGGAATTCGGGTTTGATTGCCCAGGGCTCGTTAATCAGTTTGTGGTGCAGTTGTGCTTTCATCAAAAATCGGGTTGGGTGTTCTTTGGGACAAGAGGTGCATGGCGGTTTGCATACTGATGTCATACTGCTTTGAGAGTTTCTGTGCTCGTTCCAGCAGGTCCACTGCCTCTGTCTCTACCTGCGTCCTGACCTCTTGCCAGTCATAGCCGAGTTCCCCCACATCCTGTGCCATGGTCCTCAGGCCCAGTTTTAGTGAGTCATGGTTTGCCTTGCTCTCTCTGCCCAAATCCACGGTTATTTTCTTTGGACCCATCCACCTGGCTTTCCACCAGTTGTCTGATGAAGGCAGGTCTCCACGCTTGATTCCTCGAGCAATCACCCAGGTGTAGATTCTGTTGCACAGCTTGTTGGCGATGAGTGCCTGTCTCTCTTCAAATCTTCGTTGTGCTTTCTCGAGCACGAACCTTGAACTGGCACCAGTTCCTTTTGATGTGTCCCACACAAACTCCATGGGCAATCCAAGTCCTACAGCAGTCTCTCTGATTAGGTGCTCCAAGAATCCCACAAAGGTGGGGCTGGGTCTATTGCCTGCAAAAGCCTCAATGCTTTCTCCAGTCTTTAGCCTTGGAATCATCCCTGGCTCAAAGGTTTGCCAAGGAACATCTCCTGTGTCTGTGCTTGTGTAACCGTCCTCAATGAGTGCAGTCCCATCATCCGCTAATCCCCCTGCGGTAGTGATAGCTAGTCCAATGCTGGACTGGGTCTTCGTACCTATCTTTTCATAGTCAAGGAGGTCATCCATGTCCCTCAAATGAGCAATGGCATGGACCAAGGCAGTCATGCCTCTGAGCTGTGAGACTCTGTCTGTATCGTGAAGTAAAACGAAATTGTTAGCAGAGATGCTTTTGTAGGCATCTCCATCTTTGACCTCATATGCTACTGGTCTGCCTGCTGCATTGACCCTGACTCCATCATGCTCGTTGCGGTTGTATTCCTCACTCTCAATGCGGTGGCTCTCCACCAGTTGCAATTGAGGGAATGTGGAACCACTGCCCACCAGGATGACTCCTATGTCACCGTCAATGTCCATCCGCTTGGAGACTACCTGCTGCAGTTGTTCAAAGCTGAACTGGTTTGAAGTGTCACAGACCTTGCTCCACTCCTGCCAGTAGGACTCATACTCTTTGGCCTGCTCAGAGAGTGATTGAGGTCTCAAGCCACTGCCTATGGAGTAGCGTGTGAGGTCTGCCACTGAGCCTCTGACCAGTCCATTGTTAGAGTGCAGGTGTCTGGCATGCCCCATCAATGACTTGCGCTCACTGCGTGTCAGGTTGTTTGCTGCGTCATTGGCTATATGCGGAGAGTAGGACCGATACCTGGACATTTCAGTCCCTCTGTAGTAGTTGCCCAGGTAGGCTTTCTTTTTGGGATTTTGCAGGTCAAGCACCCTGCCGTGTTGGTCATAAAGTTCCATATTAACGGGTGAACCTGGCAAAGGTCATGCGTGATGGTTTAGTGCCACTGACAAGGCCTTTTTCAAAGAGCACATCTGTGAGCTGTGCAGAGAGTTCTGCAGTAGGAAGCACTTGCTCCCTGCTTCCAGACTGTGAGGCGTTGGTGAAAGAGGTGGTAACTGCGCCAGACAACACGGCATCTGCCACACGTTGTTTTAGTGTGTTGAGCCACGTGTCACTCTGTAATCTCAAGAAAGGACGCAAATCTCCCATATATATAGGTTCTGCAAAGTGTTTCACCTATAAGTGGGCTGGCAGGAATATTACACCCCTACCGACACTGACAAAACTGACATAACCACCAGTAATGCTTGTGAGCTAGGGTTTTGTCAGTTTTGTCAATTTGTCAGTAGGGGTGGTAGAATATTAGGAAGTGGAGAAGTGGAGAAGTGGAGCAGGTTTTAACAATTGGAGGAAAAGTGGGGTTCCATACCTCTTAGTGAGAAGTCAATAGCTTGGCAATGCTGGCTGCCACTACCTGCATGCATTCACAGTCCCATCCATGGTTGCCCCTGAAGGAGACCCAGCGCAGATGTGTTCTGCCATGCTTGTCTATGACTTCCTTTTTGCGTTCAGAGTCCAATTGCTTGGCATACTCCTCAGCGATATCATCTGGTAGCTTGCAGACTTCCCAGGGTTGTGCTGCTCTGCCAGACTTCATGCCTGCAAGTATGTCCTTGGTGCTTGGGTTGGACCACCTAAACACAGGAGGTGCCACTCTGCCAGTGGATGATACCCTGGTAGCTTTTGAGTAAAGCCTACGCACTGAGTGTCCATTGACGTTGTGAGCGTAGTCAATCACATCCTCTCCTCTCAGCCCAATCCAGCCATACTTGCCCAGATAGGAGCAGACCCTGGAACGCATGTATCCAACGTCCACAAACGTCCTTTGAGGTGCTACTGAGAATTCTGCCCTGAGTTCCTCTACTTCCTCAAAGGAACTTACACGCTTGAATGTGAGCAGTCTGCTTGCACCATCCTTTGACCATGCTCGAACCACGCAAAAGAACTCTTCCAAGTAGTGCTGACAATCCACTGTCATGAATCTGGTGTGTTCATCCTCCCATGCGTCATCCGGTCTGTATGCATCAGAGACCTCAATCTTCTGAGTCTCCACATGCATGCTGGGCTGCCATGATTCAGCCAGTCGAAGTGTCACAAACTCTTTCAGAGGTTGAGTGTATCCAGCACTTGCATGCTGCTTTGCCTTGAGAAAGTCCACGACCAGGTCTGACCAGGGCATGACACTGGGAGGCAGTGTGAGCTGCGAGAAGTTGAAACTCCTATGTCTTAAATTTGGGTTGTCATTGGTGGCAACATACCCACCTTGCACCATTCCTCTCCAAGTAGCTTCTGTGTTGGTGTGCTCATGCTCGCAATGTGTGCAGACCATGGTCACTGTCTTGGCTACTTCCTCAAAGTTCCACACTCCTCCAGGCTTTGTGGTTTCATTGCTTTTCCAGCGTATGGTGTCATGAAAGGAGGGTGCAAAGAGTTTGCCGCAGTGCTGGCACTTCAAGTTCCAGATTTCACAGGTGCCTGATTTGTATTCACCATCAAAATCATCTCCCACAAGTTCAGGTGTGGAGCTAAACCAGTGCTTTCTATTCCAGTATCTGGTGGTTCTTGCTTTTGCCCTGGCAAGCATACCAGGCCGCCACGCACTGACCTCATCACAGTAGAGAAAGCGGATACTCCAGGAGCGCAGAAAGCTGTTGTTTGCTGGTCCAAGTTTCAGGGTGCAGGAGTGAAAGAATACCTCTTGGATTGTCTTGCGGTGTCTGTCTTTGGGCCATTGTCCTTTGAGTGCTTCGCATGATTCAAGCAGAGGTGTGAGCCTCTCCTTTGAATAATCTCTCACTGAGCTCTCATCCTGGAAGACTGTCATGTGTGGACTGGGTGCCTGGGAGAGACTCCACGCAGTAGCCACTGACATGCTCACTGTTTTTCCTGTCTGGGCAGCACAGTTGAGCACTACAGTCTGACATGCTGGGTCTGCGTGTGCTTTAAGTGGTTCAATTAGCCATGGAGTTTCTGATGCCTGAAACTGTCCACCATAAGGAGACTCACGCAGACGCACATTGTGCAAAGCCCAGTCTGCAATGCTGCCCTCGTCCCTGTCAGAGAGTGCATCGAGCACACATTGGTCAACGAGCTTCTGCATGTGATTCTCTGAGTGTCTGCCTCAATGCCCTGTTATAGTCCTTGATGATTGACTGAATGTCCTGTGGTTCCATGCCGCTGACCATGGGAGGAAGTTTGCTTTCCATTTCATCCAGGGTCTTGCGAAATTCCAATGCCAGCTTCATGATTTGTGAACGCACCTCATCGATGGGAATAACCTTTGCCTTGATGGTATCAAGCTCATGGTCGAGTTTGTCCACCTGCCTCTTGAGCTTCTCCACCTCATACCACTCTCTGCTGCCTTCCTCTGCATGATTGCCAGATTGCCTGGTGTTGGTGAGGGCAGTTTTTACATCTTCGATTTTGTAGAACTTATCTCCTCTTGGTGTTCGCTTTGCCACTGGCACCATGCCCAGCAGATTGCGAGCTTGAGCGGTGCTGATTTGCAACTGCTCTGCCACTTGGGAAGTGCTCCACAGCTTTGGCTGCTTGGGTTTGCTTGTCTTTTTCTTAGCTGCTTTTGCTGGCATGGAATGCTTTTTCTGACTTATTGCACAGGCAGAATTTTGCTCTGTGATTTGTAAGGTGCTTGTAAATAGTTGCTTGGGTTTATTCTCTCACACTTCTGCACTCTCATTGACTTCCTTGTGCGTGTCGCTCTTTTCTGGCGTAACTCTCTCATATCGAGTTTG